ATCCCAACAAGAAAGCGCAAATCGAGGCGTTCTATTGGCTCCTTGTGTACACATACGGTTGGCTGTGCGCCGTAGTTTTCCCAATCCGTTAACGGACTGGGGAATCTGAAGTCGTCCAGGTTAATCATGACAGGTGCTAGACCTTGCTGGCGCATCTTGATGATGCCTTCGTGGCCTTTCATTTGCGCTCCTCCATCATTTCATCTGCATAGTCGTAAGCGCCACGCACAATCATTTGTTCATTTGTTCTATCAATCCCATCAGTTTCTACCAACGGGAATTTTGAAATGATGGCTTGCATCGCAAAAACGGCAAAGAAGTCACGCAAAGTCATTTCTGACAAAGGAACTGGTGTTTTTTCGGTTTGGTTTTTCATCGTACCCCCGCCATGATGTTGCTTACAGTTTTCTGACCAGATTTAGGTGCATTGGCTCGTCTTACCCAATTTCTCCAAGTAGCGTACCAATCTGTTTTACAGGCTTCCTTGCCGCCTTTTGATGACCAATAGTCTTTGAAAGATTCAGATTCCATTTCAACATCAAGGTCTGGTCTTTCTGACTTTGCCCATTGTTTCCAGTCAACCGGCATTTCAAAATCTGTTGGAAGCCGTGAGGCTTTAACTACACTGGTTTTTGGTTCTTGGTTTATGGTTGCCTTAGCGTTGGGTTGCGAGTCGGTAGCCAATTGGGAACCCATTGGGTTCTTTTTACGCCCACCAAGACGGCCATTGGCTCTATTTTTCTCAGCCATTGCGTGATAGTCGGCGATCACTTGGTCACATCTTGCGTGTCGCCACCCTTCTTGCGTATGAATAAACATATCTTTAAGAACCAACAAAACCACATCGTTATCCACTCGGATGCGTCTGGCAACCCACTGGGTTTCCAATGGGATTGGGCTTTCGGTGTCGTAATACATATCCAGAAGACGGCGATAAGCCAAATCTTCTTCATTGGATAGGTGGGAAGTGGCAGACTTGTAGTCGCCTATATGGAACTGAAAATAGTTCATCGCTAACCTCACATCATTGGTCATCATCACTAAAAAGAACATCGGCAGGACGGTGATGAATCGTCTTTTCCCCCGCTAAAGGTAGCCGTGCCCAAAATCTTACGCTGTTTTCTCCGCGTTGGCAATCTGTTTTGCAAACTTTATCCGCATCACCGTTTCCCAGCCCTTGGGCACAGAGCCACGCAAGCGCCAGTTGCTGATGACGTTCTGTTTCAGGTCTAGGATGTACGCCAGGCGACCAACGCCGCCAGCAGCTTCAAGTGCGATTTCTAAGATGTCCATGCCGCGCACTATATCACAACTGTGGTGGCAGCCATTAGGGAAACTACCTAGAAAAAAAGTGAAAAAAAGTTTAGAAAGACCTTGTTAGGCATCACAGGCGTGATAAGATGCGTCCAAGCCCAAGCAATCCCGCAGGGTCTTTTTAGGAGTAAAAAAATGAAATTAAAAAGCAAACGTATAGCAAACGGTCGATATGAAGTGACTGTCAACGGTGTTTTGTATTGTGTCTATTGCAGCAATGGATTGTGGTGGTCAAAAAATCAATTGACATTGTTAATTACTGACTGCGCACCTACTAAAGCACAACTGTTTCGATCATTGGAGGCAGCATGAACGATGTTTATGTCATCTACAACGGGCGCACTTACGCTGTAAATATTGAAACGGGAGAAATTGAAGTGCGTGTTCAAATTCGCAACCACGACAAGGGAAACAAATGCTCAAAATGGGTAAAAACTACTGGTTTTTATGTTCGGCAAATTGTGTTGAACATGGCTAAAAATCAAGTAAAAGCATAAAACAAGGCTACGGCCCCTATCCCTAACAGGTCTTTTTAAGGAAATCAAAATGACTGAAATTAAAATGTTGAATCAAATGCAAGACACATTAGATGCCCTGCCACCCACGACAGCGCAATGGCTTGCCAATTATCACTTTGTGCGGCAATCGCACTTTACCCGTGCTGAATGCTTGACATTGGCAAAAATTGCAATTCAGGGGTAAATCATGAGCACAATTACACGCACATCAGTCACCGGCAAACAACTGACTTATCAAGTCATTGCGTACAAAACCATTGGCACCAAAAAATATGCAATGTGTCTGCTTGATGGCGTAAAAACTTTGTTGCCCGTTTAAGGAAATAAAAATGAACAACACTACCATCAAACTTGCTGACCTGATTGCCATTCAAGCCGCATTTCTTACGCTTTACCAACTTGTGCAAGAAGTGCATTTAACTAAATCACAATTTGACCGAAAAATGGATTGCATTACAGGTCGTGTGGTTCTTGAGCGTGTAATGGCATCACTAGATGCAGAATTTAAGGTGACAGCATGACCGGCTTTAACTTCAAGCGCGAGCAACGTGACCATACTGATATGTGGCAAATGGGCTACAACGCAGCGATTGAAGAAGTCGCTCAAGCCATTGAAGCAATGCAAGCCTTCCCCAAAGACACACTAGCATCTTTCGCAATCTTTATCCGCAACATGAAAGACGAATCATGAAAAAAAAACTTGCAGACATTTCACTTGCCGTAGCCATTGGCGTTAGCCTTGCCGCTGTCTTGGTGTACGGGTGGCCTTTATGAGCGCCATTCGCCTTTACTTGATGTTTCGTAACAAAGGTTGGACGGTTATCCAATCTATTAAATCCACTTGGAGAATTTTGAAATGAGTACTTACGCACAACTAGAAATGAAGATCGTGCAATGGGCAGAAGCCCGCAAGATCATCCCTAACTCTACGCCAGCAACGCAATTGTTAAAGGCAATGAGTGAACTTGGTGAACTGGCTGATGCGACCATCAAGCAAGATCGTTTGGGCATCATTGATGGCGTAGGTGATGTGATGGTTTGCCTAATCAACTACTGCGCTTTGCAAGACATTGACTTGGTAACCTGTATGGACGTTGCATACGACGAAATCAAAAACCGCAAGGGAACCCTTTTGCCTAACGGCGTATTCGTGAAAGAATGAAATGAAAGAAATTGCAACAGCATTTGTTAAAGCGCAAAAGGCTTTCGGGCCAGCCCTTAAAACGTCTACAAATCCGCATTTCAAATCACGCTATGCAGACCTTGCCGCTTGCGTAGAGGCCGTAATTGACGCCTTAAACGCCAACGGAATCGCATTGGTGCAGGTGCTGCATGAATGCAATGATGGCGTGATTGTGTCCACTACGTTTATCCATGAGTCTGGTGAAATCATTGATACCGGCAAACTTCATGTACCAGCCGCCAAGCACGACCCGCAAGGCTATGGAAGTGCCCTCACTTACGCCAGGCGGTACAGCCTGATGGCAGCTTGCGGAATTGCTCCTGAAGATGACGATGGCAACGCAGGAAGCAAACCGCCTAAATTGACGGACGCAACTTTGAAAGCATTGCTGGCAGATATTGCAGACTGCAAAAACGAAGCCGAACTAAAAAACGCCTACTTTGAAGCCATCAAAGCGGTCGGCAACAATCAGGAAGCCAAAGACCACATCATTGCAGCCAAAGACGCAAAGAAAGCCACACTATGACCATTCTGTTTAGAGCAAGTGCCTTGTCTGCCATCATGACTGACGGCAAGGGTAAAGACGAACTTAGCGTTGGAGCCAAAACCTATGTCACCAAGTTGGCAAAAGAAATGGTTTACGGATACGATGAGCGCATCAGCAACAAGTACATGGACAAAGGCATCCGAGTTGAGGATGAGTCCATTAATTTGTACAACGCCGTAAAACTGACCAGCTACGCCAAAAACACGGAACGTCGTGTAAACGCATGGATTACGGGTGAGGCTGACATTGTGGCAACCCACAAGATTATTGACATCAAATCAAGCTGGTGTCTGACCACTTTTCCAGTCACTGCCGACCAGGGCGAAGATAAAGGCTACGAATGGCAATTGCGGGCTTACATGATGCTGTGGGACAAGCCTTACGCTGAAATCGCTTATTGCCTTGTTTCCACGCCAGATGACCTTATCGGCTGGGAAGCACCATCACTGCACAAAGTTGACCACATCAACCGCGAACTACGCCTGACGCTGGTTCCATACGAAAGGGATTTGGTCTTGGAGGAAAAGATCAAAATCAAAGTAGAAGCCGCCCGACTCTACTATGAACTCATGGTTCGGGAAATTGCAAATCAACACACTTTTTAAGGTTCATATGTCTAGAGTTCTCAAGGAAATCACCATCATTGCCGGTCAGTACAAAAACAAAGACGGCGCACAAAAAAACCGCTATCAGCGCATTGGCAGCATCATTGAAACAAAAAACGGCGATATGCTGAAACTTGACCAATTGCCTTTGATTGACGGCGGCTGGAATGGTTGGGCTTACATCAATGACCCTCGCCAGGAAGATGCGCCAAAGTCTCGCCGCAACGACGACCAAGACATTCCATTTTGATTTACGGGGGGATGCGTACTCCATGATCTTCATGCTCTGTGTCACCATGCAGGCTTAATGAGGCAAGTCCCCCCACCTTAACAAACGAAAGAAACACATGAAAACAATTTTTATCGGTCTTTACATCGCTTGCGCGGCCACCGCAACTTGGGCAGCTTGCTCTACAAGCACCATGCAGTACAACGGCAAGTACGTCACTTGTACAACCTGCTGCGACTCACGGGGCAACTGCAATACAACCTGCTTTTAATATTCGGGGGAAAGCGGATGCTGTGCAGACGAACGCGCAATGAGGAAACTCAGGCACAGACGCAGCGAGTACCCACCTTTTACGGGAAACAATGTTGAACAGCGGGTTAGCGCCGTTAGTGAACTTTAATAGACACTGCTTTATGTGAATCAGCATTGTTTCCCACCATTTAGAAAGAATTTATGGCTCAATTTATCGGTATCCTTTGTTTTGTTGCATGGTTAACCCATGTGTTTACTTGTTTTGCCCAAGGTCTTTGGGGCTTCTTGATTGCTGGCGCATTGCTGTTTCCAATTGGAATCTTGCATGGCTTTTACCTTTGGTTTCGCTAAGGAGCAATCATGAACGGATGCACTGGAAACTGTAATCAAGGTCGCAATTGCACTTGCCTGCAAAATCGCAGCTTGTTCTGGGACGTGATGGAGGGGTTCGTCACCTTGGCGTTCGTCATCGGACTTGTTGCCAGCCTGTGCTTTGTGTTTGGCTACATGTGGTACCGCACATGAGCTGGCCCTTCCCACCATTCCCCACGCCGGTGCCAGCAAAAGCACCACCACTTAAATTTAATCCTGAAAACTTTGAAGAGGCTCCGTTTTGAAACTCGACCGAGGCAATCCCAACCTGATGAAGCAAAAGGCGCTGCGTGTAAACCCACAATCAACGCTGACATCCTTTAACAACCGCACAGGCGACAAAGAGCAGGTCAAATACCGCACTGGCTTTGTGCCATCAATTAAACACCCCGATGCCGTGCCGCCACCCACGATGAGCCTGTGGGAACAGCCAGTCTACAAGCCAGACCACAGCGGCTACCAGCGCCCCGGCTCTGACCACTCACACATTAAACGGCGGGGGTTCTGATGATTACGATTGAACGCAAGAAGCTGGAGCAGGCGCTACACGAACTGGAAGGCATACCCGTCTACAAAAAGTATGGTGTACGCATAAGTAACGCAATCACCGCCATCAAAGAAGCCTTGGCACAGCCAGCGCAGGAGCCGGTGGCGTGGCTGTATCAATGCACCGAAGATAACTCTACAGTTGTATTGCAACGCAGGACTAATTGGGCAGAAAGCGGCACAGGACTTTGGATAGAAACACCTTACTACACCACCCCACCCGCAGCACAGCCAGCACCTGTGCAAGAGCTTGTTTGTGTTTGTGGCGCAGTGTGGCAAGGCCAAGAACTTGTTGAAACACCCGCAGCACAGCCAGCGCAGGAGCCGGTGGCGCAATGGCAAAAGCGTCACCACCTGTGGACAGAAGGTGCATGGGAAAATTCCGAAGAACATGATGCCAAGCAGTGGCGCGACAAAGCACAAGGCTGGGAGATACGCGCCCTCTACACCACTCCACAGCCGCAGGAACCCCGCAACTTTTGCTCCCGCTGCGGTAAGCGCACGGCTGACTTGACTGTGATACACACCTGCACGCCACCAGAAGGGGGGCACCAATGAATGAACGAGACAAAGAGCTTGCTGTGAAATCTGAGTTAATGCGTAAATACAACTACGCATATTCAAAAGAGTTGCAAGAGTTCGCCGACCTCATCCGTGCCGACGAGCGTGAAAAGTGCAGTAAAACACGCGCTGGCAAACCAAGAACATTGCCATCAGTTGGAACAGGCGCATTATGGTCAGAGCAAACATATTGTTTTGATAAAGGCTGGCATGAAGGTGCAGCCGCTGTACGCAAAGCAATCCGAGCAAAAGGAGAAGCATGACCGAGCAACGCTACCTAGCCGGGGGGCAGGAATTCTTTTACCCCCACGCTGGCGACCCCAAAGCACCCGAAAACACCAAGTTATTGCTGCTCACCACGGGCGGCATTTGCACCACGGGAATTTGGAATCACCACTGGTGCATCGGCTGGCTACCGTTGCCCAAACGCAATCAACAGAAAGAAGACAAGAAGTGAAAAAGTCAAACCAAACCCCGCTGCGCGAAACGCTACTCTTGCATTCAGATGGCATGACAATATCCGAATTGTCTAAGACCATAAACAAAAATTCAGGAAGTGTTTTGCGTTCTTTGAACTCTATGCCAGACACCTATATTGACCGTTGGATTTACAAGCGCGGTCAGTTTGCCGGTGTATGGTGTGTCGTCGTGCCACCAGAAGATTGTCCCCGTCCAGAAAGGAAAAAATGATGGCAACAGGAACCGAACTTGCAGTCTGCAAAGACATTTCAATGCGCCAGCAACTAGGGATTATGAAGTACGGCACCACCGTATCTGAAAACCCGCTGACCAAGGCGCAATGGCGGCAGCACCTGTACGAGGAATTGCTGGACGCCGTGATCTACCTCAAGCGCGAGATGCAGGAGGAACAGCGCCAGATGGACGATCAAAAGTGACGTGTCCCAGCCTTGTCAATTATCAAAGCCTGACGGCGTGGTGGATGATTGGCATGGTTGGGGATACTGATATGTGTCCAAGAATCAAATTCTCGGATGATCTGGTCGTAGGGTAGCCCAGAAGCAACCAAGACGCGCACAACCTCATCTGGGGTCATTCCCGGCACTTTAAAATCTGCCGCACATCCCAAGCGATGCTGGCTAGTGTCTTTAGAGCCTACGGCATCATTGACGGCTTTAGACCGAAACGCGCTGTTTATCATGATGGGACGCATATCAAGAGCAGACTTGACACGTTCCAAGAACTCAGCCAGTCGCAGCAGATTGGCTTTTTCCTCATCATTGGGCGTGTTGTCAAATTGCCGGTGCTGAGTGGCGGTCAGTTCAGCCAAAGTGAAGTGCGGGGTCATTTCAAGCCACCTTTCAAGGCATCGGTTTTGTCTTTGCTAGATTTGCTGGAGCCGTAGAAAAAGCTGATAATGGTGGCAACCGCTGTACCAAGCCGAAAGCCCAAAATGATGTTGCCAAAATCTTTGCCGCTTGATGGCACCTGACCAAAAGTGATGGCGAAGAAGTAGGCCATTGAGCCAACAGACCAGAACCAAGCGAAGTTGTAGATGAAGTGCTTGGCGTACTTGTCGTCCTGATTCAACGCAGTCTCTTGCATATGACGGGCGCTGTCACGGTCGGCGTTCTCCAACTCAAACTGCCGCAGGTCTAGTTCAGCCAATTTGGTCGCCGCTTCTGGGTCACCCGCGATGGCTTTTGCCACGGCTTCAACGTCATCAGCCACGCCAAACTTGTCAGCAATAGCGGTAATAGCAAGACCGCCGAGAGGGCCGCTGACAATACCTGCCAAAGCTGGAAAAACCGTTTTAAGTAGCGATGTTAACGTGTCCATTAGTCACTCCATAAAGCCACATCTGCGCAATTGTTTTTAATCGCAATCAATGTAGAAAAGAAATATTGTGCTTGATTTTTATTTATACCAAAAGAGTCTGCCCAATCCATAAGAGCAACTTTTTTTCCAGAAACATTTAAAAATCTAGTGCGCTCCCTGTTGTTTGCTTGAGTTTTAGCTGTTGCCCATCTGCAATTTTCTTTGTTATATCCAAGGTTGTTGTTAATGCGATCTATGGACATGCCCGGTTTAGGCTCACCCATATCAGCGTAAAAGTTCTCAAACACCAACCATTCTTCACAAACTCTTATACCGCGATCGTAGTACCTAGCAGAGTTGCGGTACGAATCAGAACATCTTTCAATTATGGCTGCCCATCTGCGAAATGCCAAGGTTTTTGTCATACCGTGCTTAGCTTTAAACCCGTATTTTTTAGCGTTTTCCGCACCGGTTTTTAAACGTAGACAACCGCAGGATTTTGTTTTTCCAGCAACTAATCGGTCGCTTGTTGTTGTAGTCATTATTCCACACACGCATTGGCACTCCCATGCTACTCGCTTACCTTGATTTTCTACGCGGCGTTGCACCACCAAATCACCATATGCTTTACCTGTCAAATCTTTAAAGTTCATAATAGCTCCATATATGAGTTGGCGCTATTGTATCATCTCCGCATAAAGTTTACGTATTCCACTGTTCCCCAGGCTACCAAGGTCACCAGACCGGCGGCAGCGATCATGAGCAACACCATCTCGATGGCTTCCTCAATTTCCTTTTTGCGCTTGGCTTTGGAGTTTTCCATTTCGATTTCCTCTGCCTTGTTCCTGGCGACAATGTTGTTTCGTTCACGCAAGAAATCCATCCAGAGATTGGTCTTGCCGCGCCGCATAAAAGAAATTTTGATCTGTTCTTCAACCTGCTGCATTTCCTCTGCAAGCTGAATGATTTGCATGGCCTCTGCGTTGGCAGATTGGAATGGGCGCTTGGGCGGGTTGGCCTTTACCTTCATCAATGCGTCTTTGGCATCAAAGAACTGATGGAACAGTTCGGAGGCATCTTTCCCCAGTGCAATGGCCTGCTTCACACCGGCAATGGTTGCCCGTGCGGTAGCAATGACAGCCATTGTCTCAACAATCATTTGTCTACCTTGTTCTCAAGCCGGTCAAAGACCTTGTTCATGATGTCCTTCAACTCGCGGATGTCCTCGCGGTAATCAATCCGGGCCACGTAGTTCACCGGCATAGCCCGAACATCGCTATCAAGTCTTTCAATTGACTTGGTAATACTGTTCAGTGTCCAGCCGCCAAAGAAGGACGCGAGAACCACCGCGCCATTGAAAAGAACTTGGTAATCCATGATTTAGTATCCAACTGCAATCCAAGATGTATTTCCACTAGCAGTAGCCCACAAGGCAAATTGAGTTGATGTAAATTGAGAAGCAAGAACATTGTTAAGTGATGGTGTTCCTGAAGCATTTGACATTGCAACAAAACTTGCGCAGGCCGTTGGAAATGCAATTGGGAAATTCACATAAGTCCCAGATGCAGTCAAACTGTATTGGCCCCATTGAATAATTATCCCGCCCGGAAGTTTTACATAACCATTTGTGGATAGGCTTGTAACAAATTGACTTGCAAGTGTTGCGCTTGTCCAAGTGGTGCCATTTGATGTCAAGAGATTGCCAGTAGTTCCGGGTGCTACGGCTAGAAGTGCGGATGTTCCATTGCCAAGCAAGACATTGTTTGCCGTCAATGTTGTTGCTCCTGTACCGCCATTTGCTACGGGTAAGGTGCCGCTGATATGAGTCGTCAAACCAACCTTGCCATAGCTTGGCGCTGCTCCAATACCGCCAGAGATAAGAACATTGCCGGTGGCTACATCAGGAAGTTTGGCAAGGGCTGTTGTGCCACTTGCGTACAGCACATCACCGACCGCATAAACTGATTGCCCTGTGCCGCCATTTGCCGGTGGAACCGCCCCAACTAAACCGTCAGTGGCATCAAGTTGCCCCGCCGTATTTAAGTTGTTGGCAAGTTGAGATAGGTTGTAGGCTTGTGTCATTTATGCAGCTCCATCACGGGCAAAAGTTTGTTGATTCAATAAGGTAAAACTATTTGGAAATGCTGCCGACAAAATCCAATTAGTGGATGTTGCGGTGTAATCGTAACCAGAACCTTTGGCAAGCAAAGCGCCATTTGCAAAAACTTCCATTGACAATGGATTGCTTGCGTAAGTATAAGCCAAAGCACCTCCAACAGAGTAAGTTACTGTGGTCAAGATGTTTGAGCAAGGCACACCAAGGTTGTTTTGATTCCATTGAATCACTGTTAAATTTCCAGTCACAACAGCAGGAAATCCGGTGATTGCTCCACCAGTAATGTCGTAGTCAATTTCATTAAACTGAGTGCCATTGACAAAAATTTCCTCATATCCGTTTTGCACGGCCCAAGTCGGTGGCGTGTAGCTGGATGAATAATAAACGCTTTGCGTGTAACGGCTAAATGGACGATAGGTTGAACCAGCCGCGCGGAATCGGTAAATGGTTAAGCCCGCCGTTGCTCCAGAAATTGCTGTGGTGAAAGTGATGACTTTGGTAGTAGTGTTAATTGACTGCACTGTGTAGGTTGTAGGCGTCCCGCTATTGGAGAAGCAAAGCAAGTTTCCGACTTCAATAATTTGAAATGGATTGTTGCTGTAGGTTACGGTGTTTGTTGTGCTGGATGCAATTGTGATGTTGTTCGGCTCATAGTAATCAGAAGTGCTGACGGCGCGGGTATTGATAAAAATTATGATTTCACCAGCAGCGCATGCGTTGTTCATAGTCACAGTAAATGCAGACTCGCTGTACTCCGTAGTGTCAAGTAAAACCCCCGAGCGGAACACGAGCAGGTTGCCAACAACGTGGCTGATGGTAAAAAGAATTTGACCCGCTGAAGCTGTGACAACTGTTTCGGTGTAATAGAAGGCATCAGGCGAAGTGAATCCGACCACCCGACCATACTCATCAATTGTCAATGTGGATACGGAAGCCGTCTTGTAAGCATCACCACCAAAGTTCAAAAACTTTTCAAGTTTGATCACTACGTTTCCATCAGGGTCATTTCTGAAGTTTAAAAGTCCATCACCGGCGCCGGTGGATGGCTTCCCAACGGTAATTAATTGTCCAGTCCTTGCATCCAAATCAATTGAATTAATGCCGTCTTGCAAACCAGCCCAAGTTGTTTGATCATAGGTGGAGGATAAAGTTGGAACAAATGCTGCTGTGTCGCTTACTTGTGCCGCAGCACCAACGCCAAAACTAAATTTGCGATTACTTCTATTTGTGAACAGCAAGTAATTTAATGGGTCAACCGTTCCAAAAGCCACTGGAGCAAGATACCATGTGTAGTCAGATGGGTTGGTGCTTCCAGTGGTAGTTGGAGTGTTCTGTAAGCCGTAGTAAGTCAGCCCGCGCGGGCTGCTGTTGAAGCCTGTGCCGGTAATGCTGCTGGCGTAGCGCACATTCAAATATCGTTCAACATATTGAAAGGTAGTGGGACGCCATTGCAGCAGTGTTGATGCTGCCGAGAAATTGCTCTTGCCTAGGCTATTCACCATCTGGACGAAGAAATACCAGTCGCCTTGGGCGATATTGGTCAAGGTCACTGTGCCCATGCTGGCGCTTGGCGTGTACGGATTCCCATTGGCATTGATAGCCGTGGTGCCCGCGAAGATGCGCTGAGTTGCGCCGGGATTGGCAAATGCGCTGTACCAGACCTCAGCATATTGAACGATGCCTTCACTAGAAGCCGTTACAGACAGGCTAATTGACGGTGTGGCTGCGTTTGGCGACGAACTGGCTACCACTGGGGCGGTCAAGGTGCCAAAGTTCAAAGGATTGCCGATGCCGGTGTTTGGCGCTGGCGTAAATTCAGTTACGCTTATGTCGTCATAGACCGCCGGGTTAAATTCCATCAAGGACAAGCCAGTGGTAATAGTGCCATCATCGTTGAATTCTTCAATCACCTGACCAATTCGGAATAACTTTGCAACCCAGTAGTAATTGGCATTGGTCAACGTCACAATGTCGCCAGCCTCAAGCTGGAGTCCAACGTAGTTGACTTTGCACTTAATCTGCAAATCTTCACGGGCGCCTTCCAAAAAGCGATTGGCAAGGTATTGAGCGCGAACTGAGTTGTTCACCAATGGCAAAGCAATGGATTGCTTGTTGATCGGCTCATTGGGATATAGCAAAGACGGGTTGAGAGCCTGCAAATCATAGGTTGCAGTGACAAATGAATCTTGCTCTGTACCATCCACAAACTTTACCTCGGCAATGTTGTAACTGCTGGAAATGTCAATTGGCGTTACTTGGATTGACGAAATGATATTGGAGTCGGACAAGTCCATTGCCACGGTGTACGTGGGTTGTTGAACAATAACGCCCCAAAGGCCAGTAATTTCGTTGTAGCGCAGCAGGCAATCACAGCAAGAGGCCATGAGTTGCAAGTTGTTCATGATGGTTTGATTGGTGTTAACAACGCCATCAAAACGGAAACGCGCTTGAGTTGCAGAGCCACCACCAGATAACGTATATGAAAATGCACCAGCCGAATAAACATCAAGTTCAGCCAATGATGCTGTATCAACGCCAGCCAAAGGAATTGCAGCGCCGTAGGTCGTAGATGTCAGATAGTCCAAAAAGCATTCGCCGGGCGAATTGCGGCTATTGGTCAGTTGGAATTTTGTCGGTTGCAGTCCCGTTAGATTTGCATTTTGGTTGTAGGTGATCTTGACGATTGCAAAGGCGCAATTGGTCATCAACTTTGACGCATCCCATTGATACACAAGATTAGTGTCTTGCATAACAGAGATTGCCGTTTGACTTGTATTCCCGACTGAACTGGAACCGTTGGGGTAAAGATAGATATTCAAAAATCCATTTACCGATGTGTCAGTCAATCCAGTTGATTCATCCAGCAATCCAGAAACTCTAGTTGTATCCGTCAACGTCATTGATTGGGATGCATATGTCCCGCCAATAGAAACCGTCCAAGAATGCACTTCTACAAGTGACGGAACAGATGTGCCTAAATCGGCAGTAATTTGTCCAAGGCTAACCCCAGTGCTTGAAAGCACGGTCATGCCGACTTTTACATTCGTATCAGATGCTAATGTAACTAAAGTTGTTCCGCTGCAAGATGCGGTGACAGTTGCGTTGGTAAAAAATACACATTTCTTGCCACCAAAGAATACATCGCCGAAAGTAATTGTGTCGGGGCTTTGTGTGCACTCCGAAAGCGCCAATACGTAATACATCACCTGATTGTCATTAGTGATGCTAAGGTCAGTCACAATGCCACCGACCCATCCCGTACCATAGACCACCGGCAATTTGTTATCAGACGCTGGCGGCTGCTGCTGAGGGTTGCCGGGATTGATGGCGTTCAGGCTTGTATTGTCAATGTTTGGAGCAAAGGCTTTGCTGATGATGGATGACGCAATCAATGTGATTGCAAATTGCCCAACCACACCAACTGCTGCCCAAGCCAGCAATGCGTATGACGCCGTTGCCATAATTGCGGTTATTACTGGCATTGCAATTCCTTAAAATATGTTTTTTGCATTAATTGGTATCCATGTTTTTCGTAATTAATGCCGGGGGAATTCACGTTTAATGACGTACAAATGATTTGAACGCGCCCATTATCTAACAGGTCTTGCGCCAACAAATCAAATTTTTTCCAAAGCCTGCCACCAACCGTCCCGCCTCGATGTTCTGGCATCACCCACCAAGCCAACTCATTCAATTCGTAGACGGATGGACACCAAGTGTTTTGATTAATTACGGCGGCAATGAAGCCACGGTGTAAATCGTCAATCAAGATGAATCCACGTCCAGCCATCAGGCTTGCCATCAAAGATTCAATGTGCGCTTGATTGTGAAGGCTAGAGTCCTTCAAAGTCTCCATTGGGATTTCTTTTGCATAGCCACGCATCATGCTGACAAGCGCAGGCATATCAAATGGTGTGGCTTTGCGAATCATGGCGTCTTGCCAAAGGCGTAGTTAACCGTTGAAATGTAGTTGACGCGATTCATGGATGTATCGCCTGACGTTACAGATTGCCATGAATTATTGTTTGTGTACCGACCAGCCGTGCGATTTTGAAGTATCAATTGGAAGCTGGATGCGCTGATCGTGACTACGCCAACATATTCCCGTGCTTCTTCCATCCATTGTTCAGAGATTGAAAACGAATTGACATAGCCGCTGAAGTATTTGTAGACGCCCGTGCCTGCTGATGAAGTCCATCCAATAGGGGCAAATGCAGAGTTTGTCCACCCGATTTGACTGCTGACATTATTTGTCCACACTATTGGGACTTCTGTAATAAGCTGATTATTGCTGTCAAAAAAGCCATGCCAAAGGTCAATAGACGAACCCTTAATCTTAGAGTTAAGCACCAAGCCAAGCATTGCCGTATCCACGCCAACAAGCGTGACCGTGGTTTCATTCGCCGTGCTTTTAATGTCGCGCTGAACGCTGCCAACTTTTACCAGTTGACCAAGCTGAGTAAAGTCAGTGTATGTGCTAGATGACGGGTCAAGTCTTACTGATATTGGTGCCGGTGTCGTCGCAAAATAGTATGTGTTGTCCTGCATTCCAAGCCGAAAGAAATCGGCGTAGCGAATGACGTTGGTATTTTCAACTGGCCCGATTACGTTCACAGAATCACCTCCATTGCGGAGAATGCGCCATCCCACGAAATGAAGCTGTCATTGGTGATTGGCACCAAGTTGTAGGTCGGGTAATCTTTGACCTTCACGCAAAAGGTGATGCCGGTGTAAGTTGACCCACCAAGCGCAGTGGTCGTGCCGTACTGCCCGATTACAGCCCCTACAGGCGACGAAACCGTTGTGAGTACAGAACGATGCACCGGAACGTCTACAGTGCTGCCAACCCCCCGCAAAACGTCTGCCGTGGCTATGTATGCGTAACGGTCAATCTGGATGAAGTCGCCAGCCCGAACAACATAGGTTCCCGCTGCGGTTGTTGTGAAGTTGCCCAGGACAATGGTTTTGCCGGTTGTGCTGGTCTGAACTTGGCAGGCAATGATTTCTCCGCTGGTCATTCCACCGCCATAGGCAATGTAATTCACCCAGCCGGTAGAGCCAAAATTTAGGTACTGCTCAGTGATACGGTCAGCCACGCGCAATGCGGAAAGAACGGCTTTGTTCTGCGAGTACAACAAATAATTGTTGGGCTTCATGGTGAACATGAAGGGTTGGCTTGTCAGAATTTCAGACGTACTAAGCCGCATATTGCGGGACATCATTTGGCCTGCAAATTTATGGTCATTGATGCCGACAGTTTCGGCAACCGAGAGAATAGTTTGCAGGCTCATGATTAATCTATCCCGTTAAATTACGCCGTCCAAGGCAGGCCAGATTCCTGCACGGGGTTCTTTTGCGCGTCGATCTGGCCTTGCAGGCTGGCTTCCACGGTGTCCTTGCCCAAGGCTTCCTGTACCCAGCCCACCACGATGTCTTGCGTCAGGTCGGCGTAGGGGATGTAAGTCTCGCCCGGCGTTTGAGTGTAGCTGGTGGTGCCGTAGGTGCTTACGTTGTTTGTGTCTTCCGAAGCGCTCACGTTGTAGTGAACCACCACTACGAAATTATCAGCAGTCAATCGTTCCATGTTTACGATAGACCAATTGTAAGTTGTTGCCATGTTAAATTCCTTTTAAGTTCCAAGGTAGTGCAGAGTTATGCACCATCACTGAGTTTCCACAAGTTAGTGGGCCGATACTATCGTCAAAGTTTATTTTCTTTGATAAGTTATATTTAGCAGTAGTTATACGAAGATTCCAAGGTACATGCAGCCCACATACTCCTTTTCCTTTTATCGGAACAATGTGGTCTACGTGCAATTTTGCATCAAATACTTTTTCCATTTTGCGAGTGCAAGAATAAATACTTCTGATCTGGTCTTGCACGGCTTTGTCATTAAAATAAATGTTTGCGTTACGGATGCGTTTTGCCCTGACACAATTTTGAAGGGCATTAGTAACACGCCGTATACCTACCGCACAAGTTGCGCATGAATTATTGCTGGTATACCTATTGTTGTTTTTACATACTTTGCAATAAGCGCCAGCATAAAACATTTCTTGCTTACTAAAAGCAACGTCACGTTTAATTGACGTTTCCGATTTCGGCCTGTATGCAATACCCCGCTTGTCTTGTCCGGCACACTTCTTACATTTAAAGCCTAACAAATGCACCGTTGCAGTAACAACGTAATCACCATGCTCTTTGCAAGTAACTATAATCTTGGACTTTTTAGTTTCGTATACTGCTTTTGCATAGGTAAACCTACCGTTGTGGATTTTAGTTGCCTTAGCAACAAATTCTTCAGTGGTAAGTCTTTGTACCATTATCTTTAAACCACGGTGACAACAAAGCCGTCAGAAGTCAGGCGTTCCATTTGTACGATTTGCCAGTTGAATGTAGTCATGGAAGTTCCTTAGATAGAAGTGATGGTCTGCCAAGCAGAGCCAGAATAAACACAAAGTTTTGCAAGCGTAGTATCAAATACCATCAAGCCTGCTGCTGGGCTACTAATCGCATTCTTCTGCGTTGTAGTCATATTTGGCATACGAACACCCTTGGTGGTGCTTTGTGCGTCTAAGATTGCGGAGGCATTTGCCGTGGTTCCAATGCCCAAGTTGCCATAATAGTCTAGGCGCATTCGTTCGGTTGACTCTGTCTGGAAAATAAGAGTTCCAGAGGCTGCGCCTTTAGCGTTTAAGACAGAACCCGCATCAGTTGTCCCATTTGCGCTAGCTGTTGCAATCTCCAAACCACGGCCAGCAATTGACCCAAAACGCGCTTGGAGTGAGTTTGCCGCCCCAGTAACGTCTAGTTTTGCGCTTGGCGAAGTAGTCCCAATGCCCAAATTCCCACTGGCGTCTATACGGGCGCGTTCTGTGTCGTTTGTGTAAAAGACAAGTGGCGTGTTTGTTTTTGCACCAACTGCTACTGTATTTACAATGTCGTTGGCAACAAAATATCCAGTTACCGCGTTAGTTGTTCCCTTGCTCTGAACCGCAATTGTTCCAGCAAAACTACTTCCTGAGCCCTTAACAACAAGCCGAGTTTCATCTCCTGACCAAATCGTTGCACTAGGAGTAACCCCCAAGCCAAGGTTGCCGGAAGCGTCGAGAACAGCAAGGTTGTCGCTGTTGCCCGCATTGCGAAACTGATAACCGCCTGAGCCGGGTTGGAACCGCAAGATGTTTGCAGCGTCTGTGCGGATGTAGCCGTTGTCGTTAAAACTGACGTAGCTTCCTGCAAACTTAGCAGAACCGTTTACATCCAATTTCAGTGCAGGCGAACTCGTCCCAATGCCCAAATTCCCACTGCCATCAATAATGGCGCGTTGTTGTGAAGTGCCGCCGCTATCGGAGGTATAAAACTGCAACTCACCTGCTGCATTTGCCGAGGATTTAACGCCCTTGATCTGGGCTTCCACGTTTGCACCAGTAACCCCGCTTGTATATCCAATAAAGTTAATCGTACCGCCAACGCCACCAGCAGCAGACGTTGTGTCTTGGATGGTAAGAACTGGTGTGGCTGATTGAACGTGCAGACGTGAAGAAGGCGAACTCGTCCCAATGCCCAAATTCCCACTGGCGTCCAGCCGCATTTTCTCAGAACTACTGGTAAAGAACTGCATTGTATTTGAGCTGCTACTACCCACCAAAGCCGTGCTAGTTCCTCCCCACTCAATAACATTAGCATCAGCAATTCTTACTGGCCCGTTAACATCAAGTTTTCTTGCTGGTGAAGTAGTCCCAATGCCTAAATTCCCACTAGAGTCTAGGCGCATATTATTTGCACCAGCATTCCAAATGTGCGTTACCAGCGCACCAGTTACAGCCGAACCGTAGTTCAGATTGGTGGTGGAAGTGGATACGCCAGTCGTACCAATGTTGACGGTTTTGGTGCTGACGGCAGTAGTGGCCCCGACAGCAATATCTACGGTTTGATTTGCCGTTGAGCGACCAAGGGTAATCGTGCCGGTTTGTGGAATGCCGCCAATCGTGACGGTTCCTGAGTTAGTGGATGGAGCAAATACTGTGCTGCCAGTAAATGTCTGTGACGTATTAGCAAGCGTTGCCAAAGTGCCGGTTGCATTGGGCAAAGTGTATTGCCGAGTCGTTCCAGTGGTGATGCCGCTCATCACGAATTCGGCTTTCTTGGTGTTGTCAGTTGGGTCTTCCAAGCGGAAGGTGTAATTGACCTCCATCACCCCAGCAGCAATTTGAAACGCTGCGTCATAGTACGCAAAATCGGCGTCCAGATTGGCAAGAGGGATTGCGCTGGTTGCGCTGGCGAATGTATTTGGAACTGACATATTTTGTTACCTCGACATTGGGACACTACGATTGGCTGATTGGTATGTGGCCCAAACCGCCTGCTTGTTTTTAGCCAGGAACTGAACGCCGCTCTGGGTGTCAATTGCGCTCATGCTTGCTATGTATGGGCCATTGTAGTTAATCGTCGGGCCACTGTCAGCGCCTTTGAGCATATTGTTGGGAACAATAGTTCCAGCCGTCTTAGGGACAAACAATTCTGGCCCACGCTCACCGACCATTGAAGGGACGCCAACAGGTGGATCACCGCCATCGGCAAAACCAAAGATTTTTAATCCTGCGGAAATCATTGTCCCATAGCCGCCTGTAGCCATATCAAACAAAGCCAACGCTTGTTTTTTCAACTGAATTTTCAACAGGTCTTTAATAATGCTTTCGGTAAGATTGGAGAAAGATATTTTTCCAGTCTCAACAAATTCATCAATGGAACTTTCCATGCTTTGAGCAAATGTGTTGAATGCTTGATTGCCTTGATTTGCCGCATTAAAAGCAGCTTCTTTGTAAGCGTTAAAGGCTTTTTCCCAACCATACTCAAATGTTTTTTGAGCATCTTTATTTTGTTTGCTTAAATCAATTGTGGCTTGTCCAGTTTTACGCAATGAGTCAACATAAGCATCAACCGTTCCTTGGGGCGTTCCAACAGCTTGCGCTTGACGTTTGTAATCAAGGATTCTGGCCTCTAAATCATATTGCTGCATCAACAAATCACGCTCATCTGCGCTTTTCAACAGTAGCGTGTTTTCATAAGCCAGCCGTTCATTGGACAAATCATTAAGACGGATGGATTCTTTTTGTTGATTGCTCAAGCCAAAGATTGCCATTCTTTGCGCATCTTCCGCATCACGCTTTTGCTGTACTGTTTCTTGCTCATTTTCTGCGCCTGTTTGTCCAAGCGATTGCAGATATGCCTGTTGGTTTTCAAATGCCTTTTTATCAAGGTCAATTTTGTTTTGAATTGCAACAAGTGCTTTTGAATCAGCGGCAGCTTGTTTGACCTTTGAGATTTCAGCGCCAGCGGCAGCATTACGGGCGGCAGACAATGCAGCGGTTTCTTTGTCACCAGCAGCGGCTTTTTCTTGAGCAACTTTGGAATTGATTTCTAAAATTTTCTGCTCAGTGTCCAAATCAATCAATGCCAAGCGGCTTTTTAGATCATCATTCCTCAATATGTCTAAATTAATTGCCGCACGTTGAATGTCAATCATCATCAATTGACGGGTAAGCGCAGCAGATTTTTGCTTTGCCAAGGCTTCTTTGCTAACAGCTTCTGCAATATCTTTTGCAGGTTTATCTGGAGCCATTCCAAGCGACAAATCAGCGCGTGAAAACCTAGCGTCTGAACCATCTGCAAGCGGCTTAAATTTAGCGTCAGACCATTGATTTTCTCTAGCGTTTTTTGCAGCTAAAACTTCAGATGGCTTTTTAAATGTTTCTTGCCCCATCTCTGCCCAACGGTCAGTAGATTTTGACGGCGTACTTTTTGTTTCTTCAGCAGAGCCGCTTACATAAATAAACGTGCCAATTGCCGCAAGGGATGTGACGGCTTTAAGAACCAAACCAATTGGTGTTGCACCGCCCGCTGTCAAATTAAACAATGCGCCAGCAGCAGCAGCCGCACGGATAGCCGTTGCAACATTCAACATTTCACGCGCAACAGCAGCAATTCCCAAAACAGTTGCAGCAGCACCAACACCTTTTAAAATATTGCTAAATTCTTGAACAGTGAAAATATGCGTTTGAGTAAATGGAGCAATAAGTTCAGCAAATGCAACAGTCAAATTTTGCAGATTGCTTTTCAACGAATCGCTAACTTGCCCAACCGTTTTTAATGATTGTGCATATTGGTCAGAATCTTTTGTGCCTTTGCCTAGCGCAGCGGAAAGGTCATCCATTGAAACGCCAATGCCAGCTTTGCTAAACACATCCTTGATGGCTTTGGTGCGTTCAAATTGGTCGGTAATATTTTTAAACCCATTGGCAACTTTTACGATTGCTTCATATGGGCTAAGATTTTTTAATTCACTGAACGTAATTCCAAGGCGTTCAAATTGAGCAATTGCAGCATCGTTGCCAGTTCTGGCGTCAGCAATTTTGCCAAACAATGTGCTAATGGCTTTGTCTGCATTTTCCGCTTTGCCGCCGCTTGATTGCAGTGCATCACGAAATGCCAAAACCTCTGGAATGCTTAAACCAAAACTGTGCGAAAGATCAGTAACTTCATCTGACAATGCAACCGCTTGATGGTACAGCGCACCCATGCCAATGGTAATAGTCGCAATGCCAGCATTCTTGAAATCATCAGCAAGACCTTTGACACGGTTTCCCAATGCGTTGAATTGTGCTTGCAAGTCTTTTGCCGAGCGTTTGGCATCAGCAGTGGCTTTGTCCCAATCAACCGTGACCAATCCAAGTTTTACCGATAGTGAGCCGATTTGTGCCATGCTATGTGCCTTTTGCTTTCTGTTTGGCTATTTTACGGGCGATTTCATCAATTGCTAGTTTTAGGCTACTAGCAAGAGTATCAACAACCAATTTGCTATTTGCTTCCAGCGCAGGTCGGAGAAATGGATGTTTAGGCGTAGACGCATTGCCAAACTCTTGCGATACAGCGACAGGCCGTTTGCCACGCCACACGTTTTGAAATTTGCCGCGCTTGTTTAATACGGTATGAAGTGTTGATTCATCACGCAATGGACTAGCAGAAACCCGCGCCATGTAGATTTCGCCTGGTTCGTAATACTTGCTTTGCTTGTCGCTACGGTTGGGCCGATGCACCTTCATGTAAATGCGGTTTGCAAGCTGACCCGTATCTTTAGGGGCATTTTGTTTGGCAGCATTAAGCACCGGCTGGAATGCTTTTTTCATTGCCTCACGCCAAATGCGGTCAGTTTTGCCTTTGCCGATTTCCTCTTTCAAGGCATCCATTGCAGCAAACAATTCTGGGAAACCTTCAACCTGATATTCAACTGCCATCCACCTTCTCCATGTTAAAGCCCGGTGCGCTAGTCAAGAATGCCAGCAATGTATTGCTTACTTTTTCAGCTTCAGGAACTTCAAGATCAGGGTTTTTATCGTATTCTGTAATCCAAGGGAATATGGCTTCTGTCTTATATGCTGCTGCGCCTTTTTCTCTGAAGTAGTTAAACACCGTGGCAGTTAAAGGTGCCATTGCATCAAAGACGCCTTTGCCACCAAGCAAGCCATCATGCCACATCACGCAGATTTCCGCGAATGTTTCCTCATCTATTTGGTCAACGCTATCTGCGGTGTGACCATTGAAAATCATTGCAGCCCGTGCTTGACTGCTAACTGAGCGCCTCAGTTTTTTTTTGATTCTTTGTAGTTGGGTTTGATTGCTTCATCAATCTTGCCGACAATTTCTCGAATCACTGATTCTGGGAATTCTTCCGCAATCTCATCGTAGCTTTCCGTAATGGGTTCGCCAGTGGCAGATTGCAAAAGCGAAAAATACTTTTCTACTTGCGTTTGCCAGATAGCGGTCATCTTGGCTACATGACGAACAGATGTGCCATCTACGATTACATCGTTGTCAGTGATGCGAATCTTGTCACCGTCTTTGTTCAGCGCCTCAATAAAACCTTCTTCAGCATCTTCTAATGTCTTACGCAGGGGTGCGCCCAGCATTTCATAAATCGCATCAATTTTGGCCTGTTCTGGGTCTGTGATGGTGCTTGCCAGTGCGTCCATTTCTCGCTTGACGGGAATGCGAACTTTTAGATCAAAAATTGCATCGTTGGCTTGAACAGTAATCGTCTTGTATCGTGCGCTTGCGCGAATCTCTGAGTAATTGGAACCCAGCTTGTTTGCGAATGTCATGTTTTATCCTATGATGATTTTGTCAAAAATTTCTTGGTTCAGTGCTTGCACGTAGGTGACAACCTCTTTGGGCGTCATTTGTGAAGCATGGTTTTCCGCTATTTTATGAGCAAGGCTTACGGCTGTAAGTTTTTGTTGGCTACGACCAAACCAATCTTTGCGTTCGCCCATTTGCTTGACAAGAAAGTCCAGCAGGTCGCCGGTATTTTGTATTGTGTTTTGTGTTGTCATTTGAGTGTGAGTTGATAAAGTGTTCCGTCAATTAATGAGGCAATTTCATCTGTGATGTTTTGCAGTTCTGAATCCTTGGGGAATCCATCCATAACGCGCAAGGTTGCGACCTCATCTTTGAGATAGGTCAAGTAATCTACCGGCTCAGTCGGCAAATCAAATCCACCAACATAGGAAACGCGATTGGCGTACTTTCCTTGGTATGCCTCAACAAAGCTGTCTACAAGGTCACCAACGCCCGAATAATAGGCTTCCAGCGCCTTGTGTTCAGCAAAGCTGTAGGTCGCCAGATGCAGCATATGTGCGCCGGTCACGCTATGCAGAAGGCAAGTTGCAAACTCGCCAACTGGATTTGCCTGCAATTTTTCTACGCTGAATTTCATGGTGTCGCCTTGTTTTGAATAACCGCTTGCATACGCAGCACGACCAACAGCTTGGGCTTTCGCTTTTGTAGCAAATGGCCCTTTGCCGCCCCAATACCAGCCATCAGGCTTTTTTGCTATTGGCACTTGGCACTACCGTCACGGGGTTGTACTTTGCCAGCAAAGCCAATACCACGCCTTCAGCCGAGTCAACTTCAGCAGAAGCCAAAGCAGCAGCAACTTCATCGGCATCAACCACTGAAAACCTAGCAATCAAATCCAAGTCTCCACTGGCTGACACCAATCCCTCAACCACTTGGTCAAGGGTTGCCATTACGTGTTGCTCCAGCCGTACTGACCACCACGGGGGTGGATGGTAAACACGCACTTGGCTTCTGCACCGGGCTGCGCGTCAATTTGGAACTGGCTCACGCGACCATTGAAAGCATAAGCAATTGTGCTTGAACCGCTAGCGGCAGCAACCACAAAAGTGCGATCAATCACGCCACTATATGCGTCACCACGAATCAACAACAGACCGGCATCCGAGGGATTCCAAGCTGCGGTGATTGTCAAGCTGGTAGGTGCGGATTGCGTTGGCACTTTGTCCGACTGACGAGCGCCAGCCACACTAAAGTTTGCCACTGCGTCATCTTGACCAAAGGCTGGGATTGCTTCCACGTTCAACGCTGTACCTGCTGTGCCGGTTCCGTTTGCCACGGTGCCGACGATGGTGGCGACTTGAAGTGCCCACACCGACAAGTTGGCGGTGGAAAATGCCGTAGGCGTAGCGCCCGACTGCATCCACATTGAGGCACTAAAGCCGGGAAGAATTACTGCTGGTGCTGCCATGATTGACTCCTAATTAAACGTTGTTGACCCAACCGTAGAGATTTCCACGGGGTTGGACGGTGAAAGTTACTTTTGCCTCTGCGCCGGGTTGGGCGTCAATTTGCCATTGAGCAACGCGACCAATAAAGCTGTAGTAAATGATGTTTGTTCCATCAGTAGCAGCAATGACAAACGTGCGGTCAACCGTTCCGCTATAGGCGTCTGTGCGGAGCAAAAGCATAACGGTATCCGAAGGATTCCATGCCGCGCTAATCGTCAAAGAAGTTGGCGCAGACTGTGCTGGGATTTTGTCGCTTTGACGCGCACCAGCAACCGTAAAGGATGCAACACCATCATCTTGCCCAAAAGCAGGGATGGCTTCAATGTTCATCAGATTGCCAGAGACAGCGATTGCTGCCACGTTAGCAAGGGTGGACAACTGAGCCAGCGTCAAAGGCGTAGGGCTTGCCAATGGTTGCGCATACATTGAAGCTGCAAAGCCGGGTAAAAGTTTATTCGGTAGTGCCATTTTTCATCCTTCAAAAAAAAATATGGTTTACTGTTTTATGTTGGGATGTCTAAAGTGCAATCTAAGAAAACTTCAGCCAACTTGTTTTCGTTGTCGTAAGAGTTATACAACCACTGCACATCCGCTTTTGAAATCTGAAATCCATCAGTTGCGCCGCCAAAAAGACCAGCGTAACCATGAAGCGATTGCAAAATCTGATTCGATATTGTAAATCCATCTTCAATCACTTGGGTGAAGATTGAAATCTGGAATACAGGCCGGTCAATACCCTTGTTGGCTTGGTTCCCGCCAGTGTAAACCGGCTGGTGGACATTGCGCAACATCCATGTGATGAATTTGGGCTGGGTGGCAAAGTTGCGATTGAACGCAGCATATACCGGCACGGGCGTAACAATGCTTGCCAGTTGATACTGGATTGCCTTTGCATACTGAACCGGATTTTGTTGTGTTGCCATTAGACTGCTACCACAGGGTCGTTACGAACGCAAAGAAACCTAACCGTCATGCGATCATCTGCTTCACGCACATTGTCAACTCGCCAGTCAAAACCGCGCCATGTAATTGAATACAAGTTTTGATTGTCAATGATGGCTGTGGTATTGGGCGTGTAGTTCAACGTGAATTCCACCACATCAGAGTAAACCCGGTACTTGTCAGTAATTTTTACATTGTTTGCAACAGCATGAACCCTGCCCCGAGTTGTGAACCAAAGAGTTTGGGTCGTGCTTTGCTCACCAAAGGTTGATTGACCAAAGGTAAGGTTGTTAACTGACAAATTTTCAAACCGTGCTATTGCCATTTACATCACCAAAGGTTTGTAACTACGCAAAAGTGCGGCAACACCAAAAGGAATGTTCTTAAGTTGAACGTCTGTCGTGTCACTGCGGTTGTTGTAAAGATGCGTAAGCAGCAACAATCCAGCTTGCTTGATGACTGGGTAAGCAGCTAAAGGATTTGCGACAGTGGCGTATTCAAGAACAATGGGTGCAGTCATGCTTGAGTTGATGCTAGTCGGTAGACTTTGCACAATCACCTTATTGCCTGAGTTGTCGTAATAATACTGAGAAGGGTCAACTGTCACCGATGTTGCGGGAAAGTCATCATTCCAGTATTTCAATGAAGTAATGGTCACGCCAGCCAATGAAGAATTAGCATTCTGACTAACTTCTGGAAGGTCTAAGCAAACAGGGGATGCTGCAAGACTTTCTATGCCGTACCAAACACGGTAAGACACAGGGAAGATAGACATTCCCAGATAATCTTCTATTGCCTGCCGAACGGCTACTTCAAGACCTGCAAGATACGAATCTTGACTGGTATCACCAAACAAATTTAATTGATTAGTGATTTCGGTTTCGGTCAACCATGCTGTCGTGTTGTCGCGTCCAATTTGCTCCACTTTAATGTAGCTAAAAGGATTGCGCGAGACTGCCCCAAAGGGCAACCCACCAAGGTTGGAATCGGCTGCCATTGATTAAGTCTCGATCAGACGGACACCCGCAAACGGGTTGCGCACGGTGCTTACCATACGCTTTTCAGCGTACAGGGTCACGAAACCGGGCGTAGTTTCTTCCATCGCTTGGATCGACATTTCTTCAACGTCAGTAATGGTCAAGAACTGAGGCCAGTTTGCCAAATAGACTGGGAAGTTGCCTGCCGTGCCAGTTGGGTCAAGATAGGGATTGGGAATGACAGGGAAGCCAAGAATATTGACTGCTGGGCCTTCACCCAATTCACCAGTTTCCACCAATGAGTAACCACCGCCGCCATGAGCATATTGGCGAATTGCGCTGATATAGCTGGGGTGCATATGCCATGCAGTACCGGGCAAATTCCAATATTGCGGGGGCAATGCGTTAGCCATTTCAGCCAGCGTTTCGTAGTCCACAGCGGTGTGCGAATGACCAACAGTCGCCAAAGTATGCAAGCCGTTGGTAATAGCTACGCCAGACGAACCGTAGGCCGCAGTAGCGCCCGCAGCGCCGGGGTAATAGTTTAGGCCACGTAATCCATCGGTGCCGCCAGTTGTAGTGGTAGTGGTGCCAGCCTGGTCATCGTTGTTTGCCATTGAGGCGGCTTCGATAGCCGAAAATTCCAAAATCAAGTCTTCAACGATGGTTTGGTTCAAGTAGTTGATGTCCGACATAGCAGCCGTGCGGATTGGCAATTGAGCCGTAATCACGCGCGTGGGAATCTGCCAAATCGTGGTGTTGGTGCCGGGTGTGCCTGAGTTGGGGGTAAACGTGTAACCCCAAGGATTTGTTTGGTTTGCCGCATTACCAGTCTTGGCAACGAATTGGGCGCTGGAGCCAGCAACCTTAACTTGTCGTGCGCCAATACGGAATGGGTTTGCATATCGCAACGCTGCGAATGCGTCATCAAAATAAGTCTTACCACCTTGACCATCGCCGCTTCCACCCAACGAGGCTTGTTCGCGCAAATCAATGGTGACTTTTTCTCCGGTTTCCAGAGTTTGTTTAACGCCGTCGAGGATTTTTTCGGTAATGGTTTTCATGTTTATTCCAAGGTTAAAAGACGGGGGCCGTAGCCCCCATCCATGCAGTCACAATTAAGCGTTTGCAGTACCAGTCGAACGATAGCGAATCAGTGCGTTAGGGTCACGAACCGATGTTGCCAAACGTTTTTCACCATAGAAAGTGATGTAACCAGGCAGGGTCTGGTCGTAGCGGCGCATAACCATGTTCAGGCGGTCAATGATCGTGTGACCACGAGTCCAGTCGCCGAAATACATTGGGTATTTGCTGACAGTACCAGCCGCGCCGGTAGCCAATTGGCTTGGTGCGTCCAGATACTTGTTAACAACCACATCAAAGCCCAACAGTTGACCGATGATGCCATTGACCGACAGAGATTCAACAGAGTTGAAAATCGGGCGACCGTTGGTATCTTGCAGACCACGGATGGCTTGCAACAGAATCGGGCTGACCATGAACTTGGCGCCGTCCGTCCAGTATTGTTGAGGCAGAGCGTAGATCGTGTTGATAACGTCTTTGTACTGGATGTTGTTCGCGCCAACGGTGTTCGCATTGGTGGTCAACTGGTCGTAGGTTGCGAGACTGTGCAGGCCAGTGGTGGAACCAGTACCAGAAGTACCAAATGCAGCCGTTGAAGTTGTGCCGCCAGTGTAGGTGCTGTTCGCGCCAGGGTACTGGTTCAAACCACGCAGGCCATCAGCGCCACCAGTAGTCACGGTTGAGCCGGTGCCGGTCTGGTCGTTGTTGCTGATCATGGATTGGGCTTCGCTCTGTGCGAATTCCATAAGCATGTCATCAACAATGTTGGCTTCCAAACCATCAATGTCATCTAGAGCCGCAGTACGGATTGGGAATTGGACGTTAATGTCTTTCAAAACCAATTGCCAGATGCTGGTATTTTCAGTGGTAGGCGTACCGTTGTTTTGAACTGCATAGCCCCATTGAGCGCCAGCATTGCCAGTCTTTACACGGAACTGATAGCTGGAGCCATCGGTAGCCACGGTGCGAGACAAGCCGCGCATTTGGTTAGCCAAACGCAGAGCAACAAACACAGGGTCATAGCCAGTGCGACCACCTTGACCATCACCACCAGCGGTAAGACCGGCGGCTTCTTTCATGTAGGCGTCATACTGGTCAACGCTTTCAAACATCTTCAGTTCTTTTTCGCCCTGACGACCTTTGTAGTAGGTAGCCAATTGCTCACGCACAGCACGGTTGACATCACCGCGAACGGTTTTGGCAATCTTGATGACGGGGGCAGCTTGCACAGCGGAAACTTTGGCTTCCAGAGCAGCGATTTTTTCCTGCATTTCGGCCTTGATGGCGTCAACGGCAGCGGGGATTTTTGCTTCAACAGCAGAGACAGCTTCAGCCTGCTTGGCTTCAATAGCGTCCAGTTTTTCAATAATAGCTTGGGACATGATTAACCTTTCAGTCGTTTTTCAAGAGTTTTTAGAAGTTCGCGCTGCTCTAAGGCTTTGAGAATTTCCACATTGGTTGCCTCCGCATCAGAATCACTCCGAATCGGTGCAGTCTCATTGGGCAAAGAAACGGCATCACGCTGTTCCAATACCTTTTTGAAAGTAGATGCAGCGGCAACCGCATCACTCTTGGAAAGTCCAACATCACGCAGGGCTTGTTCCAAAATCTTTAAATCGGCAGAGCCATCAGGTCGGAAGTATTCCAAGCGGCTGACGTTTGCTTCTGGATTGTTGGGGTACATCACAATGGAGACTTCACGCAAGCCGCCTTTAGTGATTTGGAAATACGCTTCTTCGCTTTGATCTGGCTCATTGTTGGCGTTTACCATTTGGTATTCATCAGCATAAGCCGCCACAGAAACGCCGCCAAACATATTGGGGGATTCCTGCATTACGGTGTAGATGTCTTTGCCAGCGGTGGTGTTTGTGAAGATTCGCCCTTGAGCAACCATGCCTTCTTTGGTGAACTCGACGGAATTCCATTCTCCAACCGGGACGGCATCTGCGTTGTGGTTAACGAACATTGGCATGGGTTTGCCGTCAGCAGCAAAGGCTTCTGCCCAGTCCATAAAACCTTCTGGCTGGTAGTTAAACCGGCGTCCATCTGCGCCTTCACGCGCGCCCCATGTAGTAATAGTGGCTTCAATTTTTCCGCTTTTCCCTTGCGCCTCCGTCATCAGACGGGCTTCGCAAATCAAGGTCAAGGTCTTTTTCATGGATTACCTCGGTAGGTGTTCGGTCAATATCGTATATTGTTTTACGCTTGCTGTGAAGCGACTTTTTTGTGATATTGCTTAATCGTACCACTTTTTGAAAATGGTCGGATAGCATTATTTGCCAATGTTCATTTTTCGGGTCTGATTTCCACCGCCGCCGCCAGTATCTTGCGGGCTTGTGCCGGGAATTGTAGCGGCTGCTTTTGGTTCTGGCAATTCATCGCCGCCTTCAATGTTTGGCATTCCAAGATGCTGCCGTGCCTCATTGGGCGTCATAAATCCAGCACCAACACCGGCGACAGCGTAATTCATTTGGTCAAGCGGTGCGCCCTTCAAAAAGTCTGCGGTGTCAAACTCAATGTGCAAATTGGGGTAGCCTTTAAACAAATTCTGCTTCAGTTTTTGCTGGATGTTGACCAATGTGGGGTACATCGTAGACTTATAAAACTCGTCTAACACCGTTTGCGTGTTGTTGTACTTGCCTTCGCCAATGCCAATCATTTGATGGGGAACACCAAACAAAGTGCAGATGCGCTTCATGGTTTGCTCTTTAAGCGCGGCAGCATCCGTGTCTTGCAGGGTAAGCATTTTCAAAGGCTCATATTTCATGCCTTGGTCTAACAACATACCTTGACCGGGCTTACTTGGGTCAGACTGGCGGCTTCCCACCATAGATGACCATGCCTCTTTCAATCGAGCGGCAATTTCTTTGTATTTGCCATCAGGAATCACGTTTTCAGTCGTGAACATACCACTTGGCTTTGCGCCGTTCTGCATGACGTAGTTGGCATACAGGTCAATATCTTGGTCAAGCGATACAAGTTCAGCCGCCAGCAATCCCTTGTTAAAGCCTGCCGAACCTTGCCATCCCATTTCTTTAACGTGCATCACTTGATGCGCGGCAAGGGGTTCATCACGGTTAAAACCGTAGCTAGGTGTGGACAAGCGATAGGAAGGGTAGCGCGTAGGCGTAATGGTGACGGCAATCAAAGTGCTGTCCAGCAAGTACATTTCCAGCGGGGTTTCCGTAGGAGATGATTGGTCTTTCCTCCACCACAAGGTGAACGCCTCGCCGCTGAGTTCGTACCACATCATCCACTGATACCAAAACTCGTAGGTGGTCTGGAAGTTGTTTGGCTGGCTTAACAGATTGATTACTTGCTTTGCTTTGGCTTTATCCCGCGCTCCAACATCAGCAGATTTAATGGCGTCAACAAACGTGCCGTCATCCGCTTGGCTCATCACCCGAATAGGCAATTGGCTCAATGCACGGGCTTTTGCAGCCACGCAAGACATGATTGTGGAGTTTCGGCTTAACAGGCTAATGTCTACTGGACGGCCTGCGCTGTTGGTCGTGCCTGTGGTGACATACAGAATCTGCGTATTAACCGTTGGACGGGTATTGGAACCCGTGTAAACAATGTTATTACCTAGCGCAGTTTGGCCAAAAAGCGCGTTGCTTTCTTTGTTTTCGCTTGATTTTGGTTTGAAAATGTCAAATAAAGCCATGATTTTTCCTAGAAAGTGCGGAAACCGAACCCACCCATTGTAGCGTTGTCAAGTGAACAGTGCATAGCAATGATTAAACTGATGATGCCATCAACTTTTGCCGATTTGTCTGCTTCATTCTTACGAACTTTTACGTTTCCGTTTACATCTTCGTAAACTTCGCAGTTTCCAAGCTGCCAGCCAAGGAATGGATTGCCGTCATGCTTTACGCTGTAATTGAGTAGTAATTTTTCAACGTGCTTGCTTGGGTTGCTCAAAACTGCCATACCTTGCCCCACCTTTTTGACTGGCAAACCCGCATCATTTAATCGAGCAACCAAGCTGGCGGCATTGTAGGCATCAAAGCCAATTTCCTTAATGTCGTAGGTCTGAGCCTGCGCTGTTGGTCGTGCCTGTGGTGACATACAGAATCTGCGTATTAACCGTTGGACGGGTATTGGAACCCGTGTAAACAATGTTATTACCTAGCGCAGTTTGGCCAAAAAGCGCGTTG